GCAAAGGAATCCACCATCATTCCAGATGAAGTGATGAACGAAGTCATTCTTGAAATTCGCAAACGGCGCATCGTAAATATTGCAGATCTATCCGAGGAGGATATTCGTCAGATTCTCAAAAAACTGGGACGATCAAAATATTATGAACACCGTGCTCATATTCTGAGTCGTCTAAATGGCAATCCTCCGCCAACCATTACGCCAGAAATAGAGGAGAAGATTCGTGCCATGTTCCAGGAAATACAGGCACCATTCTTGCTTTATTGTCCTAACGATAGAACTAACTTTTTGAGTTATTCGTACATTCTCTACAAGTTCTTTGAACTCTTAGAGCTTGACGAGTACAAGGCCTTCTTTCCGTTGTTAAAAAGCAGAGACCGACTTATCGCACATGACCAGATTTGGAAAAAGATTTGTGATTATCTTCAGTGGGAATTCATTCAAAGCGTTTAATGAAAGGTCTTCCACACCAACTTGTGAGTGAAATGGTAGACGACGGCGAAAACAACCGCATGAGTGAGGGCGACAGTTGTCTTAGAACCTCCGGCAGGGAGGGAGAGGAGGACGCCTGGAGTGAGGACATAGAAGAGAATCGCTACGTATAAAGCCATAAACCACATTTTTATTATATCTTCCCGAAAATATCTTCAAATACATGCTTCATCTTGTCATCCAGATTACCGAGGAACAAGAATACCGCATAAACAAAAATCATCTGCCCTCCAAAGGATTCAAGATACCCTTCAAGACCTGAACTGACAGGAAGGACGGGAATATAAATATGAACAAAGTAAGTCGTCCAGAACGCAGTAATCGCAATGATGGCTATTTCAAGACCTACATCAACTGCCTGTCTCCAGTTTGGTAACTTCTTCCAGTCTTCATCAAACTTGGCGAATACCTGTGCCATCAAATAGGAGACCGATGCTCCGAGGAACAGATAGAAGATAGCAATACAGAAGAGATTGAGTGTCAGGTTCAAAATATGACCCTTGACTGAAGGAATATGGTTCAGTCCAATATTTGGTGTAAGTTTCATTACTTAGAACGTAGGAAATTCTAACAAGCACTGGCCATTAGGACTGCGAGTATTGTCAGGACAAGTCACTGTGCTGTTTCCAAAACTTTCGTGAACAGCAGAAAATACCTTGCTAGGACCTCCTTTGTTACCAGGGACACACTTATCAGGACCAGACACACATCCAACACCAGCACAGTAGTATTGAGTTTCAGGGCATTGATTCATAGGTGACATTGGACTTGAAACGAAGAAAAAGAGAACAACAATTGCTACAAGGAGGTAGATTCCCCATGTAGGAACTTTGAATTTGCGAGCCATTATTATTTATACAATTTAAAACTTCTTGCTGACCCAGTTGCGATCTCGACGGTAAGTTCGTGATCGGCTTGGAGTGGTTCGCTTAGTGTAGATGGCAACAGCGTTCAACTTCTTTACAGTAGAAGCCTTTCCGTAGTGATGCACAGCCTTTTCCAACGCAACGTGTCGTTTCTCAGTTGGGTCATTGGCGTGGTAACCAACAATGGATAACGAACCCTTTTTCAAAGGTCCAATTCCCATCATGTGCTTCACTGATTGCCAACGACCAGGCGCTCCACGGTCCTTGATACATTTGGATGCAACGTAGACACCCTTTCCTGAACGGAGAGTTTTGTGATGAGCCTTGCGAGCAATTTGTCCGCGCGGGCAACGAATTCCGGCGGTGTCATTAAATGAATCGTCCATTTACTCAAAGGGCGCGATATTCTTTTTTTGAGGACAGGTATTACACTTTGGCTTGGGTGAGCTGTTGAAAGTTCCCCAGATATACATAAAAAATATCACGCACGCAAGAAGTAGAAGCCATTCCCACATTTGTATTACAAAACGGACTTTCTATTAGCAGGATAAACTAACGTAATGGGTATTCCGTATTATATTGCCTCAATTCTGAGGAAGAACAAACATATACAAAAGAATTGTAATCAACTCGTAGAATATGATACTCTCGGACTTGATTTCAACTGTTTTATTCACAAATACTTGAAGGCTGAAAATCCGGTAGGAAGCGTGATATGCGCACTCTACGATTTCTTTGAGACAGTGGCACGAGGCAAACGCGTCTACATTGCGATTGATGGTCTTGTTCCATTTGCCAAAATAGTTCAACAACGATATCGTAGGTTTCGCAAACCAGATGAGGCAACAGAATTTGATAAACATCAAATATCACCAGGGACGAAGTACATGAAAGACCTTGGAGAAGCGCTCAAGATGTGCTTTCCAGATTGTATTGTATCCGATACCGAAGAACCAGGTGAAGGAGAGCATAAGATATTCCGTTGGTTTCGCAGTATTCCCGAGAAAGACCGAGGAAGAATGTGTGTCTATGGATTGGATGCTGATTTGGTTCTCATTGCCTTGGCACAGAGGTCGCTTGGAAATATGGAGATTTTGAGAGAAAGAGAAGACGATGGATTCTGTGCTATCTCTATTGATGCATTTGCACAATGCCTTCCAGTTCAGAATGTGGATGAGTATATTCAGATGTGTATCTACTGCTTTGGAAACGACTTTATGCCACCGATTGCCATATTCTCTTTAAGAGAGGATGGATACGCCAGAGCACTTCATTATCTACAACAGGGCAAGTTACAATATGCTGCGAAAGATGAGGAGAAGATATTGCTAAAAAGACGAAAGGACAAAGACAGTCACATTATTGCTCCTGACGCACAAGCATTGGAAGAGCGAGTTGCGCTTCATCTAATGGATGGTGTTCTTAATTGGGAAAAAGTGACCTTTGCTTTCTGGAAAACATTCTGGTGGACTTATCTGTATTTCACAACCTCAGAAGCACCGGATTGGTGTTGGTATTATCCGTATCCAGAAGCACCTTTAATGAAAACTATCATCAACTATCCACGAATTGAAAAGACAGAAATAGAATGGGAGCATAAAGAACCGCCCTATTCTATTCAACAACAACTGGAGTTTATATTGCCTGAAAAGTCGCTGGGAATGGAGTGTAAGTTTCCAGATGAACTCTATGACGAACACGGTTTTGATATGCGTCATATGTGGATGAGACATTACAAATGGGAATGTGATCCTTTCATTTCTCTGCCTTGGAATCCTGCGTTTGAACCTACAACAGTGGTATTCTTACCTACGGAAGCGTAATCCTTGTGGAGTCATTCGCATTCCGCCGCCTGTTGGAATAACTCTTGGATATGAAATTGCCATAGGCGGTTCTCCAGGTTCTCTAAGAAATCCAGATGGCAATACAGTATATTCTTCAGGAATTTCTACAGTAAATTCATTGCTACGAGGAGTAGCATAGTCTAATTCAATTTTTGTCATTTCAATAATCTTTTTAGTAGATGTGATACCGGATATATCCTGCATTGTTCTCCAGAATTTACGAATATGATTTATGTATGATTGTCTAAAATTTGATGCTGTTCTATTTTTTACATTGTTTCTAAGAACATCCATGCATTCCTGGACTGTTTTATAAATAGGTTTATGTAACCTAGCATTCACAGCATTGTGTGCCCGAAATGTGAATAACATGAAATCTTTTTTAGAATTCAGCATACTTGGGAACCTAGCACGATAGGATGCTAATAAATCTGTAAAATGGTCCTTACAGTGAGGACACGTGATGGTATCACGAAACATATCTAACCAACTACTCATGAGTTGTCTTTCTGCGATTGTTGGCATTTCTGGATAGAGAGATGCCATAGAATGGAGGGTCATCCAACCCATTGGGCCCCATACGGCTGTCATTATATTACTTTAACACAATCATCCCAGCTTCCATACCGCCCTCAAGAATCTCCTTGGCGATATGAGGTGGCGTCTTTTCACTCACTGGCATTCCTGCTTTCTTGAGTTCCTCTTTCACCTTGCGGTCAGGCATATTCTTGACCGTCTTCTTGATGTTACGGCGTTTCTGTTCCATTCCCTTCTCAGTCATAATTCGCAGGGTTCCACGAATACCTGATTTTTTAAGTGGTGGTGGCCGTGCAGGATCTTTTACACCCTTGATGGTGCCCTTCAAAATGCCTTTGGGAAAGGTTCTCATTGTCCGTCTCTTTCGGGCAGCAGCAGGCATAGGGGCTGGAGCTGGAGCTGGAGCAGAAATAGGAACTGGTGGGGCAGTGTCTCCAATTTTCTGGATGGTGATTTTCTTGGACATACCTATTGTTAAAAAACGAATAAACTTATTTTAACAGGACAGACATCACATATACACTATGGAGTGGGAAGCCGTAAAAGCATATTTCGCAAATGGTGTCCGCAGATTAGTAGACCATCAAATTGATTCCTTTGAAGATTTCATTCGTAACAAAATCCCTCTCATAGTTCAATCAACTCCACCGATAACTGTATGGCACGAACAAGATGAAACACTCAAGAAATACAAATACGAATTCAAACTCTCATTTGAAAATGTAACCTACACCAAACCTCGTATTCAAGAAGCCACTGGCCGTGTCAAACCAATGTTGCCAATGGAAGCCCGTGTTCGTAACTTTACCTATGCCTCTCAAATGCATGCCGATGTTCGGTTCATTGCAAGAACCTACAAAGGTGACCGCTTGGAATCCTATGATGAAGAATCTCGTGTCTTTGAAGGTATCTCTCTTGGAAAACTTCCAGTTATGCTTGGGTCATCTCTCTGCTTGCTGAAAGACTATCCACTCAAACCAGAAGAGTATGGAGAGTGTCCGTATGATCCAATGGGATACTTCATCATTCACGGAACTGAAAGAACAATCCTGTGTCAAGAGAAGGTTGCCGATAATCGTATTATGATCTTTCAAGCCAAGAAGTCGGCTGCAAAGACCAAGTATACCTATTCTGTGGAACTCAAGTCTCTCCACGAATCCTTTACGATGCCTCCCAAGAAATTGGAGATTCGTATGTCCTGCAAATTCAATGGATATGGATATCCGTTGTTGGCCTGTGTTCCTCGTTTCCGAGAAGACATTCCATTGATGATATTCTTCCGAGCATTGGGTATAACAACTGATAAAGAGGTTGCTAAATTGATTTGGGGATCATCCGATGATCCACATGTAGAAATGTTGGCTGCTTCCTTCCGAGATGCTTCTGAGATGAATATCTTCACACAAGAGGATGCAGTTCAATATCTCACAGGACAGTTGCAATACAGCACAAATCAAGAGGACAAATGTGCCTATGTCCGCAATCTATTGAACTCTGAATTGTTACCACATGTAAGATTCGCAGGAGAGAATGCTGAACCGTCTGTTCTTGCTGCTCGAAAGGCTATTCTGATGGGGTCTATGATTCGTCGTTTGGTTCTTACATCATGCAAACAGATTCCAATGGATGACCGTGATGCGTATCCGAATAAACGAGTAGTTACAACTGGGTCTCTCTTAATGCATCTATTCCGTCAACTCTTTCAGAAGGTCTGTAACGATACTCGCAATGAATTCGTTCAGGAGGTCAACAATGACAACTGGAAGAAGGGAACACCAAGACCAATGGATATTCTGAATATCAACAATCTGTACAAGATTCTCAAACTCTCAACCATTGAAGGCAAACTCAAACAAGCGTTGGCAACTGGAAACTTCACAGTGCAGGGATTGGGAACATCCAATTCTACCTCGCTTTCTAACGCTACCAAGGTTGGCGTTTCACAAGTGTTGGCAAGAATGTCCTATACTTCCACAGTCAGTCATTTGCGCAGAATCCAGACACCGGTTGAAAAGTCGGGTAAGTTGTTGGCACCTCGTAAGTTACACGGAACCTCTTGGGGATTTATGTGTCCTGTTGAGACTCCAGAAGGTCATTCGGTTGGTATTGTGAAGAATATGGCGATGCTAACAAGTGTTACACAGAATATTCCATCCAATACAGTGTTACATTTCTTACAGGACTTCAATGATATTGAATGGATTAAGGCTGCGAAGGTCTATTCAGGAACTGCCATCTCATTGAATGGTGTGATTATGGGATACACGAATCAGCCGAATGTGTTGGTTGAAAAATTGAGAAACGCAAAGAGAACACTGCGACTTCATCCACACACTTCTATTGCTTGGCAAACGTTGATGAATATGATTATTATTGAAACCGATGGTGGTAGAGTGGTTCGGCCTGTATTCATTGTTGGTGCTGAATTTCCACCGGTTGAAAAGCGTGGAGATTGGAATGAATGGATTAAGTACTGTGTTGAATTCATTGACGCTTCTGAAACTGAAACATTACGCATTGCACTACGCAAGTCAGATATCACTCTCTCTCACACTCATTACGAGATTCATCCATCGCTCATTCTGGGACATATGGCATCCACGATTCCTTTGTCCGACCATAATCAGTCACCCCGAAATACCTATCAATCTGCTATGGGTAAACAGGCAATGTGTATCTATGCTAGAAACTATCCAAAGAGACTTGATAAGAATGCGTATGTATTGTGTTCTTTGACACGACCGATTGTGGAGACCAGAACGATGAATATTATGAAAATGCAGGAGATGCCGTTTGGTATGAATGCGATTGTTGCTATCGGTTGTTATGGTGGATACAATCAGGAGGACTCTATTATTATGAATAAGTCTTCTGTAAGACGAGGTCTCTTTCGTGGGTTGTATTACACGATGTACAAAGATGAGGAGCACCGAAATGTAGCATCTGGTCGTGAGGAGAAGTTTATGAAGCCTATGAAGCACAATACTCGTAAATTCAAGAATACCTCCTATGCTGCGATTGCGGACAATGGAATGCCCATTCTACATTCTACCATTCAGGAAAACGATGTAATCATAGGCAAAGTAGTAAATTTAAGAAATGACCCGTCTGGTTATGAATATCGTGATGCTTCTACTACTCATAAGAATTCCGAGCCATGCCGAATTGATGGAGTGTGGCAAGATAAGAATTCAGATGGATACCCCTTCATCAAAGTGCGTTGTGTCAGCGAGCGATTCCCTCAAATTGGTGACAAGTTCTCTTCGCGGCACGGACAGAAGGGAACTGTAGGTATGATGTTGGAAGAGGAGGATATGCCGTTTATGGCGAATGGATTACGACCAGATTTGATTATGAATCCACACGCTGTTCCTTCTCGTATGACAATCGCTCAGTTGATGGAGAACATCTTCGGCAAGATTGGTGTGCGTAGAGGAACCTTGGGAGATGGAACGCCATATTCTCATATGAAGATTGAAGAGTTGAGAGCCCATATGATTGACTTGGGGTTACATCCTTATGGAAATGAGATTATGTACAATGGTCAGACAGGAGAGATGATGAATGCGGAAATATTTATAGGACCAACTTTCTATCAGCGATTGAAGCACATGGTAATTGATAAGAAGCATTCAAGAGCCAAGGGGCCGATTGTATCGTTGACACGACAGCCGTGTGAAGGAAGGTCTCGCGATGGAGGATTGCGAGTTGGAGAGATGGAACGTGACTGTATGATTTCACATGGAATCTCTGCCTTTACGAAAGAGAGACTGATGGATGTTTCTGATCCATTCCCTACTGGTGTTTGTAAGACTTGTGGAACACTTGCGATAGTCAATTCAAAAGAAGGCATATATCAATGTGGTGCATGCGGTAACCAAACAGATTTTATTGAGAAGACAATTCCTTACGCAATGAAGCTTTGGATGCAGGAATTGGAAGCCATGCATATTACACCTCGCATGATTATGGAATAAATTCGTCGCGCCGTAATTTTTTTTCCTGCCACTAAGCATACACATAAAATGGGAGGAGGTTTGTTACAACTCGTCAGCTACGGAGCGCAAGATATCTACATTTCTGGTAATCCACAAATTACCTTCTGGAAGGTTCTCTTCAAGAGACACACCAAC